ATGTGATGATCATGCGTGGCTTGGATCGACTTGAGTCTGATCTTGGTAGACCAGACACACCTGGTCAGAACATCGATGACTTCTTGGCTTCTCCGTCATCTTGGCTAAGCAACGGGGCGTCAGACTCGCGGAAGCTAGAAGGCACTCGTTCTACTAAGTTCTCAACCTATGCAGCTTCAACAAACGCGCAGCTACACACAGACATGTTCGATCCATCATGCCCACACTACCGTGTCTTTGACAAGAGAGAGAAGGGCAAGCATCGCAACTTGATCAGCTCACCTTGGTCTCTCTTCCTACAGATGTCATTCGTAGGGCAGCAGGCAGAGAGACGCTTCAAGAAGGTAGTTCCGACATCCTTGTCGAACGACTGGACTCCTGAGAGCTGGTTGAGCATCATGGACACGATGCGCACTAAGTTGTTTGTCCCGATCGACCAAAGCAAGTTTGACCACGTTCCAAGCAAGAGGGTGCTTCTCAGATGTGCAGAGATTCTCTGCAAATCTGGGACATGCCCACTAGACCCAGAACGTGAGATGATCTCAAAGTTGATCTTAGACAGACTAGCTAATGCGACGCTATCCTACAACAACAACACCTACTCACACCAGAGAGGCTTGTTGTCTGGATGGCGCTGGACGTCACTGATGGGCACCATGATCAACTACGCCGAGTACCTGAGCATCACGGACTCTTTGGCTGTACCACGCCAACTCAAAGCAAACGTGTGCTTTCAAGGCGACGACGCACTGATTGCAGTCAATGACTGGGCAGACGCTGTCAAGATAGTTCATCGCTACATGGAAGTGCTACCGGTCAATCCAAGCAAGTTCTTCATCGACAACAGGCGCTCTGAGTACCTGCGGTACGTCATCACACGCAACAGACGCTTAGGGTACTACCCTCGTGCTGCTTCTGGCATTATGTACGCTAACTCATGGGCAGGCGGAGCTATGGACCCTGCGTCTCTTGCTTCCAACTGGAGCCTCCTCTACTCGAGGGGTGCTGACGCGAAGGAGACGCTCTATGGATG